AATAAAGACTCTCACCTGTCTCACCCTTGGCATTTGTTGCCTTAGAGACATTAGCAAACCTTTCAATAACCGTGTTTGGTGTTCCAGTGAACAAACCATCTTCGTCGATGACCGCAATGTGCATTTCATCATTTGCGTCTGACTTATGATTTGCAGCAACAAAGGTTGAAGTTCCTGGAGCAGCATCGAAGTATGGTGCATATGTCCATGTTGCGAATGCTGAAGAATTTGCGTTAGCGCAAACAGCAACCTTTAGAGAGTTACCGACAGCACCAGGATAGCGAGCAGCAAAGAGAATATTTGAGTTTGCTGCTGTGAAGAAAGAGGTGAAGTAGTGATCTTCGCTTCTTACCTTCACATTTGATGTGAACGAACCTGATGCCACATTAAGAGCAAGAGCACTATTGAGTGTTTCGGCGTCTGCACGAGAAACAAACAAGCTGTTGCTATATGACAAGAAGTTTGCAGCAGTAAAGAAGGTAAGAGCTGTCGTTGAATCTGGTTTACCATATAGTTCAACGAGTTGATCTTCTGAACCAACCTGTCTTAGAAGGTCAATTGGACCCCACTGAAACGCGCCAGCGATCGCGCCAGTGGATGTAGAAACTGATGGGACAACTGTTGTTGCGTCAATTTCGGATACATTCACGCCTGGAGATACTTGAAAAGCCATGTTTTTGCTCCTGTCTTGGAGATAAAGAAACTTACGAGTTATTTAGTATTTTGGGTTTTTTAACGGTCAATGACATCCCACAGAGCACCATCGGCGACAAATCTTCGATCTGGATTATCAACATCCACATGCCCTGCAAGGAAGGTTGGTAATGCCTCTTCTTCAATTTGTCTCAATTGATCTTCGTGCAGTTTCTGCTTTATATTTGTGTTTGTCATATCAGCAAAAAATTGCTGGTTTGTCATCCACGAGAACAAAACAAGGCACATTACAAGGTCGTCGTGACTTCCTTCTTCAGCCTCAAAACTGCCACCCTTTGCAATAAAGGTGGAGAGTTCTGAGATCACATCGAAATCTTGAATAAGAATTTTTTGTCCTTCAACTAAATTCTTAAGAATAGAACAGCCGAGTCTCTTAACAGACTTTGTGGTTCGTATTCCACGCTGAGATCTATTTCCATATCCCCAAGTAAGGGCAATCTTCCCTTTTAGATCGACTGTAGAGAGAATATTCTCATACTCATAGTCTTCGAAAAGAGAATCAGCAATTTGTTGTCCATTGTCATTAATTTCTACAAGAACCTGAGCCTGATTATAATAATCAGCAATCTGTTTAATGATTGATGGATAAACTAATGGACTTATATTATTATCCTTATAGGTCGCCACGAGCCTGTATGGGATTTGTGTAATATCAATCGTTATACAAGCAGAATAGTCTAATCCTCGACCACGAGAGGTATCGACAATAACCGCATAAGAATGCTCTGGAATTGGCGCCCCGTATATCTTAATTCCAGTTTCAGAGACATGCTGCGGTTTTACAAATGCAAGAGATTTAAGAGCTGCAGCAGATAACAGAGTGCCAGCGGAACCCATAAACTCGCATTCCATTTCTTGAAGAAACTTTTCTTCCCCGAGTATTTTTCTTTGATCGTCAGCCCATGCTTGATCACGACCTGGCACTTGACGCCAATTGGCTTCGATATGCTTAAATCCGTTTTGACCCTCAACAGCCTCCGTCCACATTCTATAATAATGGTTCATACCATTTGGTGTGGAAGAAATTAGAATCTTAGATTGCGTACCAGAAGAGATAGTTGGATAAACAGAGGTGAAGAATTCATCGGCAATATTACTTGGAACGAATGCGAACTCATCAAGATATAGTAGTGAAATAGAGTAACCACGAATTGCACTAGATGCCGTAGAAGTAGCCATTATACGACAATTATTTTCTAACTCAATGTCGCCCTTGTTCCAAACACGAACACCCTGCTGAAGCCAGAGAGGTAAAGATTCGTATGCAATTTTAATTCGATTTAAAATTTCACGAGCTGTTGGTGCTTTGTTAGCAAGAATCGCGACAAACTTATCTTCATTGAATAATATGTACCATAAGATATATCCGACAACCATCGTGGTCTTACCAACCTGACGACCTGCCTTTACAATTACTCGGCGATTATCATTGATGTCTTGAACTGCTTGCTTTTGAAATGGATATAAAGAAATCTGCACAAAGCCTTTATCAAGTGTAATGATCTTGACATAGTTTTCAATAAAGTAAACGGGATCTTTTGAACAACGAATAAACTCACGGATCTGATCTTCCGTAAGTTGCATTGGCATATTAACTCGTTTTAACTTAGGATTACCAAGATAATGTTTGAGTTTAGCTGTTATTTGATTCATTTTTTAGTTGCTTCAATAGTTCAGCAGTGCTTCCTACAAACACTGCTTTATCTACATTAATATTAGTTGGTCCCTGCTGCTCTGCCTTTTGAGGGTTCAATTCTTTTTGCTGCTTTTGCAAAATCATAAGTTTCTCTGTGACATCAGAGAGATTCTTAATCATATTTGCTGCTACTTCATATGCTCTTGGGTGCTGAGATTCTTTTGCAACTTCTAGAATACCATCGAGTGCTTCATTGCCTTTCTCAATGAGATTATAATAGTTTGCCCGCGAATAGTTTGCATCTGGATTATTTTCGTCAGATTGATGTATTGTTATTGGCTTATCCTCTTGAACTACAGGAATATAATCTGTGTTCAAGATCTCAGCCAAATTTTTATCAGTATCACTCATGTTATATCAGGGAAGTCCTGCACAGTTTCGTCAAATCCAAATGCAGTATTTGGTGTTGCTGTATTTGGAGTTGGTTGAACAGTCAATTTAGAAAGTTGAGCCTCATTTGTACCAAAGCTCGCAATATTGTATGATGCATTAGAAACAACACCAGTAATATATCTTCCTGTCTTTATGATACCATTAACATCTGTCACAACTAGATTATTACTTGTTGGATTCCAAGAGTATACAAATGCGGTTACATTTGCTGAGTCAAGTTTTTCTCCCTCAAATACCAATTCGCCAGTTTGGAATGTTCCAGAACCGCCAGTATTTGATACGGTGATAAGTCTTTGATTATCAGAATTGAAGATGCCATTGAATGTATTTGCAGTAACCTTGCGAATAATTTCGCGAGAAACAATCGGACCGTACATATATCCTTTTGCAACAAATACTAATGACCATGTAATCATACGAATAGGATCTGCTCCACCTGTATCTTCTACTGTTTGATTTACACTCTGTAGAATAAATGGGATATCTGTTTTTTGGTCTGCAAGTCCCAAAAAATCAATAGTCATTGTATAGTCTGGATTAAAGAATGGAAGAATTTGTTCAACAATTTGTGTGCCATCTTCGGCATTTCGAACATAGATGTTTAATGTGAATTCAAAATCATATGGAGTTGTTCTTAATGCTTTTACAGTTGTTGCTGACTCAGCAGAAAAACTTTCAGAAAATAAGTTTCTTTTTCTGAGAGGATCATATGTAACATTTGTCAACTCGAAACTCATTCTTGGGAGAGTTAGCTGAACTTCTTTTGTCAGTTCAGGATCTTGAGTAATTCTTTGATAGAATTTTTCTTTTTGGGCATATTGCAAGGGAACAATAATTCTTTCAATTTCTATTGTCCCTGCTCTATTATAACGAACAAGGCGAATGTCATTGAATAGTGTACCAAATGCCACTACCATTTTGCGGATAATTCTATGATAAAAATGCGAACTAGAAAACATTATGGCTCACCGAATGGGTTGGCTTCGCTGAAGTCTAGAATATTATCTGCTTCAGTCTCAATACGGAAATTATCTTGCATACTCTCGTCATTTGCATTCTTCAACATATCAGAAGCAGTTGCAAGAGTATATCGTGCATTGCTAGAATTGCCAATGATTAATGTGTTAGCTGCAAACGCACCACGAATATTTCTAAGTTTAAGTTTCAAGGATGGCTTATCCCAATTTATCACAACACCACGAACTGTAGATGAGGCTAGAGAAGATCCTTGATATACCCACTCTTCTGGTGTGTAAGTTCCAGTGCCGCCAGAGGATACCACATAGTCTGTAGCAATTGCCTGTTTATCAGCAATGCGATCGATCTCTGACATACCTGTATTCAAATACTCGCCATTATACTTGAACGCTTCGACAGTTAACCCATACATATATGGGTTTCGAGCATCTTTACCTAACTGGAAAAAGTTCTTTTCTTCTTCAACAAATTTAATTTCCATCAATTTAAATTGCACAGGAAGATAAATTAGATCACCTTCTTTCGGAACATTGCTAGTTACTTTTGATGCAGAGGTGACATATCTTTCAAATGTTCTTCTTGCCATGCATAGTTTTGCAGTTTCTTGAATCTCAAGACCAAACTTTCCGAAGAATTCTTTATTGCCTTCGTAGTCTTGGAATGACTCAAGATACATCTCAATCTTAAATGCTTGTGAGAATGTTTTGACTGGATCATCACCAAAGAGTTCATCGATGGATGATTGAGAATCTCTTGGAATATAGTAAACATCTATTCCATGATTTTTGATTGATTCGATAATCAAATCTTCCAAAAGGTGCTGTTCAACAGTAGCCTTTTGATTGTTGAAGTAAACAGATGTTGCCATTTTAGCCCACTAACATTTGAGGTGGTTCTTCGTAGACATCTCGAAGATCGATCTCTAGTTTTTCGATTGCAACAGATGCTTCGTCATAAATGGTTTGCCCATTAATTACGAGTCCACCAGGAAGAACATAGTTGCCGTATTTCTTTAAGTTTGTTCCCCATTGTTGTTTAAACAACTCAGTTGCATACTTCTTTAACCAAGTGTCATCAAAAACTTTGCTATAAACTTCTGGGTCTACTATGCGATTTGCTTGAAAACACATATAGTTCCCAGGAATAAACTTACCACTCCAGCCAGTTTGCACATGCACTCTATTTGTTTTTTTATTATAGGTATATGGCATTTCTCCAGTAACGATCATGTCTAACATTGACAGATGTTCACGAGCAATAACATAGTAAGTATATGAGGAAGCTGTTAAATTATAGAAATCGTTGAGGCGAAGTTGATAATTGATATCAAAGATGTTAAATCCAGCAGATGAAGTTGATGATTGAGTAGAGCCAGTAAATGGAAATACTCTCGAAACTCCAACGATTGAATCGGCGAGCTGCACATACTTGTTTAAGATATCTGCATTCGTGAGTTTGTGAGCGAGATATGTGGTCTCAGTGCCATCGTAATGAAAGTCGCGATACTTCTGCAGCGCGTCATCGATACGATCTTCTAATTGATCTTCGTCGACATTAATATCGATTACTGGAAACCCAAGTTTGCGGAGGCAGTAATCCTTGAGTTCTTGTCGAGTGCTTGGTTTTGCCATTGAGATAGAACCTCTCTAATTATTGTATATTTAGTTCTCTATCAACTTCCCGTCTCGAGAGGAATACACCAAGTCTGGATCCATATGAGCAAACTTTTCCCAGTTCGGTTCACCCTGCAAAATTCTCTTTCCGATAGATTCTTCGCCAATGTGTTCGATTAAATTTTCCCCGTTTGTTCCCTTGAGTTGAGCAGAATACATCTGATGGAAGTGATCAAGATATACCATAATCATTCCTTCGTTAATATTAAACCCCCAATACTCTCTGAATGGATAATCTACGATTGATTTTCTATACAAACTAAAGATGATAGGAAATGTTTTAGTGTTTTTACTATAATAAAACTTCTCAATTTTCGTATCAGTCTCCTCAATCTTCGGTGGCTCTTCGTGGAAATACCATTGCTGTCTTTGCAAAACAACTGATGCCATCTTCTCGTCAGAGTTGAGAACTGTTAATAATTCATCGATATGAATCGGTGATGTGATCAAAACATCATCCTCTTGATGAATGATATAGTCATAATCTTGCGTTTTGAGCCATTCAAAAAAGTTACTCCAAGTTACTGATAAACCTTTATTTTCGGTGTTCAACCATAAAAGTGTTTTATGAGTTTTCGCGAGCAACTGAAAGATTGAGTCATTTCGAGTTCTTGGGTAATCGTCGACGATAAGGCGAGTAACCTCATGATTTCCATAATCTAGATTCTTAAGAGAATCTAGAGTCTTCGTTAGGTATTGCAAACGATTGCAAGAAAATATCACATGTAAAATTTTCATTAGTATTCTGTGTTGAAAAAGAAGGTTTGAAATAATCTTCCGTTTTCGAGATTGTTTCCGAAATAGTCCAATGAGGCATGATAAAGGTTTCCGCGATACATCACGATTCGATTATATTTGTTTGCAACATAATCGACCATATCCCACTTTGTATAGTCATAGCCATCAAAATGAGGAGCAGTGTTATCTGCTCTGAAATAGTCGCCCGTTTCCTTATATCGATACAGAGCAGTTCCAGCAGAGAGAGGCGCATTCGGTGTTAGATAGCACACAGCAGCCCAAGAATTATAACTATCAGCATGAATCCAAGTGCGATCTTTCGCAGTGCAAATTTGAAATGCTCCAGTATAGCCAGAATATTCCATCCAATCGGTGATCTGCCCTCCAACATTAAAGATGATTTTTTGAATTGCATCTTTTAGATCGTCTGGAAGATATGGTTTTGTTCTTACTCCAGGATAATTTCCCGACACCTCAAATGGTTGAGACAATGCATAACTTCGCACACCATCTGGGTTTTGATAAAAATCGTCAGTAACAATTAAATTTGTTTTCATAACTCACCTAGTAATACATAAATCGACCAGAAGTCCCATCCCATCCGCAAACTATCCAGTCTGTTTCAATAACATCTTTTTCATATGGACGAGTAAAGTAATATGACAAAGTTTCAATATCATAATGTTTCATTGGGGCTTGATTTAGCAAATGAATTGTTGCTTCATTTATATCAATCATTTTATCTAATTGAGTGCCGCCGAATGCATATAACACCGTGCAATATTGATGTATGCGATTGTTATTTTGTTCTGTTCGACGATCAATAAATGAATAGTTCCAAGAATCATCCCAGTTGAAATTAAGCGGTCGTTTGAAAAATAATTTGTTTAAATTTTCAACATTAAACAGCGCATCATTTAAATGAAAGTAAAAGTATCTTCCGCAAGTTTTAATCACATAATCATATTGTTTTATTTCTTTTCTAAACTTCTTATAGAAGGTATTTAATAACAAAGATTCGCATAAACTTTTATTCGGATGCGTATTAACAATTTCAAATGCTTCTTGATCTAATTCTTTTAGTGGTATAAACTCAGTGTTCTTAAAGAAGCGAAATGTGTCTTGATATTCTTTATAGATGTCTGATGAATCAACAACAACTATTTTTGCCTCTGGAAATGCAGCTTGTATTGAATTGACAGTAAAGATTGTTTGACGAAATCTTTCTTCGCTAGAAAAGATTGTGCGAACAGGGCTATATGTCAATGGCGCATTGCGTGTTTGAATCGATGACCCGACAATAAAAAGATTATTCATAGAATTTATTCTTTATAACTTTTTCTAGATATCGACGATGTTGATCGTGGATCTCCTCATCAGAGAAATTTAATCCCCATTCTCTACAATCAAATGAAGCAATCTTATCAATACTCTCAATTGCAGTTAATAGGGATTTAAAATCTCGCACACGATATCCTGTTTGTCCCTCAAGAACAATCTCTGGAAATGCACCCCAATCAGTTGTAATTACAGGAGTGCCTGATAGATTAGCCTCAATGATCATATTGCCGAATGGCTCAACATAATGCGTCAAACCAATCAATGCCTTTGCATTTTTTAATAGATGTTTTCGTTGTTCTGCATCAGCAACACCAAAGACCTCAACATGATCTGGAACTTTCTCATATCCCAATGCTTTGAGCGATCCAGGACCAGCAATGATAAGTTTTTTACCCATCTTTTCTGTTGCTTGAATTGCAAGATGAATACCTTTCTCTTCGCATACTCGACCCAAAAATAAAAAGTAATCGTCTTTCTTTTCATTGTACTCAAATTCACTGATTGTAAATGGATTACCAATTACATCATCGAACCAAGAAGGGCTCATGAGCATTCCGCGCTCGCCATAAAACATATGCATATTTGCATATGAAGTAAACACACGATATGGCGCAAAGATGCCATTGGCTCTATATCCAATAGAAGGTTCAACTGGTTTGCAGTTTGGATTCATCTCACATGCGAGTTGATTGTCAACGCCAAAGAAACAAACAATCAAATCACCATCGCTTGCTCTCTTGCGAATTTCTTCGCCAGCAAGTTCATTGAATCGCTTTATTTCTTTTGGTAATGTTGGAATATCAATATGCTCGCAATCAACTTGCGCGCCTGGAACTCCATAATGAATCATATGGAAATGCGGCGATAAATGTTTGATATATTTGTATGCGTGGACAGCAAATGGGTCCACACGATTCATCAACCCTGTTGGATTGCGAGGATTTACCAGTACATGGATTTTCATAACAAACTCACAAAAGATAATTTAATCTATTTATCGCGCATCCTTCATCGTCAATGTACCCCAATATGTTGAACCACCATCATAAGTGATGAAGGTCCACAAGTCACGAGAATTTGCTGCAGTCGTTGCTGGAGGAATTGATCCACCCGCCCAGTACACTGTATTCGCAAATGTTGGAGAATATCCACCAGTACCATCTTGCATAATCAACAATGAGAATTGCTGAGCAGTACCAGAAGATGGAGCATTGATAAAGGTAAATTGAGCACTGGCTGTCATCACAGCGCGGAAGTAATTTGATACTGATAAGTCGCAAGTATTTGCAGCGTTAACATTCGTATTGGCTTGCAAGAAATCTTTATATGCTTTCAATGTAATAGAAGTTGCGCCACTAATAATATTGTTAGCAGCACCATAAGCATTATTTGCCTGAGCATACGCAGAATTTGCTTGGGCATATGCTGCATTTGCTTGACCATAAGCAGTATTTGCTTGGGTTCGTGCAGTGTTTGCCTGACCATAAGCGTCATTCGCTTGTCCATACGCAGTATTTGCTTGACCATATGCATTTTGTGCTGTTGTTTGGGCAGTGTTAGCAGCACCATAAGCATCATTAGCAGTTGTGCGGGCAGTGTTTGCCTGATTTCTCGCTGTATTGGCTTGAGCATATGCGATTGTTCCATTTGGTTCAAGTACAATGTTACCAACCATTCCACTATGAACAGTGCACTGATAAACATAAGTGTTTCCACCAAGTTCATAAGGAACTTTCCAGTATAATGAGCCAGAAACTTTGCCTTGAGCAGAAGAACCAGTGCTTACTGTTCCATCAGTTGCAACATGAGTCAGTCCAGTGTCATAGTTTGAACCACCAGATGAAACACGAATCGCGAATGGGTGTCCAGCATTGTTTAAATTAAATGCAATCGTCTCGCCAGCACGAACATAAAGTGATGGGTTATCAACAGCAGCACCATACTGATCAAACCGATATGCACTTGCGCCGTTGTTCGTAACATCAAGGCGAGTTACAGCAGGTTGATAATTTGAATTTGCTTGAGCATATGCCAGATTTGCCGTTGTGTTGGCTGTATTCGCAGTGCTATATGCTGCATTCGCTTGACCGTAAGCAGCGTTGGCTTGTCCATAAGCCGCATTCGCTTGAGCATAACCAGTATTTGCCTGAGTGTAACCAGCATTTGCTTGCGCATACGCAGCATTTGCAGTATCTCTTGCGGTATTTGCTTGAGCATATGCATCATTGGCTGTGGTGCGAGCAGTATTGGCTTGATCGTGCGCGAGTGTTAGATTTGCTTGAGTTGCTGCGGCATTTCCAAGAATGAGCACACTATTAGCATTAATTGTATTAACACGAAGATTGCCAAGTCTATAATTATAGTTGGCAATATCAATAACATTGTTAGTTGGTTCTAATTCATAATTATCAAAAATTTGAAACTCATTAAGAGTGTGTACACGGATCATACCAGCATGTGTTGGTGTGGCACCGCGATCAAAGTGTCCAACGAAGCCAATATCAGTAGCATCACCAGTTGCGTTTGCAGACAATAGAATGATTGCGTCATTGACTGATAGATTGCTTACATTGATTGTTGTAGCATTACCAGTAACTACGAGATTACCACTAATTGTCACATTACCAGTGATTGTTTGATCACCAGAAGATCCAACTTTGCTATTTGCGGCTGCATACGCATCATTAGCAGTTCCGCGAGCAGTATTTGCTTGGTCTCGAGCAGAATTCGCTTGACCGTATGCTGCATTGGCTTGTACATAAGCGGCATTCGCCTGAGCATAACCATTATTTGCCTGACCATAAGCAGTATTCGCTTGTGCATATGCATCATTGGCTGTGCCGCGAGCAGTGTTTGCCTGAGCATATGCAGCATTTGCTTGTCCATAACCTGTATTCGCTTGATCGCGAGCAGAGTTTGCTTGCGCATAGGCATCGTTCGAAGTAGTGCCGCCAGTTTGAGAGAGAATGACAAGATCTACACCATTTGATAAAACAAACGATGAAGCATTTATCGTCGTTGCATTTACAGATACGGCTGATGCGCCAGCGTCAATAGTGACATTACCGTAAATTCGCGAGCCGTCTTTTAATTTTGCCATTTTTTATTTCTCTAGAAATATTTTATATTTATTTGATGCGTAGCACATCAAACTATGTTTAAAGTATAATCATCAATATAATTGGCGACCTGAATCAATCCATTTGCATGAATTCTTTTCGCAAGTCCGCCACTAATTGGACTAATAGTCACTTCATCAAATTCCGCAGCAAAATACGATGTGTCATTTGCTGAGACAGCCGACCCAGTTACTTCATCTAACTCACCCTTTACTAAAAGGATTCCTGTG